AGGTCTTGGTATCAGACAAACCATCAATATAGCGTTGCTTCAATTCTGCAAGTTGAGCATTATACGCCTTATCTTCTCGTTCGCGAGAAGCAGAAGTTGCATTCTCCTCCTGTTTCTTTACCGCCTCCTGGTATTGCGCTTGCGCCTCCAAGAGGTCTTTAGCAGAAACGTCAGAACGCTCCATCTTCTTTTTCCAATACTGCACGTTGATTTCGTCCATGCGTGCAGTGTATTGCTCATAATCTTTCTCACCTTTGGCATACGCAATGCGGTTGAGCGCTTCCTCTTTCGCCTTCCAATCATCGGGAGAGTTTTTGCGGTCAGTCTGCTTTTTCTTTGCTTCCGCCAAGTTCGCTTCCGCTTCGGCTTTTTCCTCTGCGGTAATCTTCTTGTTAGCAAGCACTTTTTGATAAAATTCTTGCTCAATCTCCTCCATACGAGAGACATAAGCTTCATAATCCTTTTCACCCTCCATGTATGCTTTCTTGTTGAGCGCATTCTGTTCCTTCTGCCAATCTTGTTCCGCCTTGAACTTGTCCGACTTTTTATTCTTCTTATCATCGTCCACCACAGGCACACCGCCACCACCTCCACCAGTGTTTGTGACGACAGGTTTATGATTGGTTTCCTCGGCAGCTTGTTTGCCGAGATCATCGCCATAAGTGTCTGTAATAGCTTTCTGACGCGCATTCAACTTTTGCAGTTCCTTGCGTTTGCTGTTCGCTTTACTTCGTTTGATGGCAGCTTGTGAACCATTGGCAATACCGCTGTAACTCGCCATTGTCCCGCCAGCAGTACCATAGCTATACATCGTGTTCCCCTTGGCAGATTCAACCTTCTTCTGCTTTTCATCATACTCCGCAGCTTCCTCGTCCAACTGCTTAATCTCCATGGTAAGTTTCGCCTTTTGTTTGCCAATCTCTTTAAGCAAATCCTTGGCACCTTCCAACTCATATTTCTTGGCAAGAGAGTTCAGATAGTCGTCCAAAGCATCCTTGTTCTCCTTATACTTACCCGTAGTAGCGTCCAACTGCGCATTGTAGTTAGGGATAATTTTATTCAGCGCTTGCACCGCCTTTTGGCGATCGTCCAAAGAAAGTTTCTCATTACGTGCCACCTTAACCAGTGCATCAATCTTGTTCTTCTCCTCCACAATACCTTCCTGACCTTTCAGACGAACAGCAGCCAAAGCCTTTTCGCCCTCGGCAACTTCATTCACTTTTTTAGTCATCTTGTAAATGCCATAGCCAAGCGCCACAGCAGCAGCTAGCAAAACACCCCAACCCGAAGCGAGAGACAAACCCTTTCGCTTCAAGTCCACCATGAGCGAGGATTGACGCGCCCAATTACCTTGCAATTTGGCAAGCACAAGGTTGAAAGCAATATGCCCAGCTTGCAATGTATTCACTACCGCATGATACGCCAAAGCCGTACCCTTGCACACGGCATGCCATGCCGCTTGTGCTTTAAGTGCGATGGCATTAGCCTTCACTGCGATGGTGTAAGCTACCACCATTGAAGTCAATACGATAATAGCTTCCTTGTTTCTTGCAAGGAAGTCTATTGTCATACTCATAGCCTTCAGTGTGAGGGTTGTGGTGCTAATCACATGCTTCATGACGGGCATTAACTTTTCGCCCAATTCGATAGCCAACTCCGTAACACGCTTTCTTGCCTTATCCAGTTCCGCCTCGACAGTCGAGTTCTGCACATTAAACTCGTTCGTCACCGATGTGGCATCTTCAAACGATTGGGTGGCTTGTTCCTGTTGCCACTTCACCATTTCTACATTGCCGGCTAAGGTCGCCAAAACTTGTGAAGCACGGGCGCCATTCTCACCCATGTTCTTGAAAACAGGAGCAAGTACGTCCATGTTACCCAACTCCTTCAACTTTTGAAGGAGCATAAGCAGTCCCTCGTTAGTGCTGCGTTTCAATGCCTTGTTCAGTTCGTCCAAATCCATGCCCGTAGCCTTTGCAATCTTGCTTGGCTCCTTGAACAAGTTCATGATGAGTTGCGAGAGTGCCGTTGCCGACATCTCGCACGCTTGACCTTGGCTATCCAATACCGCAGCAAAAGCCATGATTTGCGGAATGGTCATACCAGCTTGCGCACCCACGCCCGCCATGCGCTTGCCAAACTCCGCGAGGTAGCCAGCAGAAGCCGTACAATTTTGAGAGAGGTCGTTGATAACCGAGCCAACAGCAAGTAAGGATTTTTCAGTTCCCAAGCGTGCTTCATCACCAAATATGTTGGTGAGTTTGGAAAGCGTCAAGGTCGCCCCATCTCCCAACTCATCCAATGCCACATTGATTTGGTCCGCAGCTTTGACAAAGCCCAAGACATCTTCTTTTGAAGACTTTCCGAGTCGCCCCGCTTCCTCTGCGAGTTTGTTCAAATCTTCACGCGAAGTACGGGTGTCCATTTTCTTAAAGTCCTCATTTAGTTCCTTCACTTCGTCATCAGCCAACCCCGTGAACTTGCGCACATTCGCCATTTCCGCGTCCATTTCTGCAAAAGCATTCACTGCCTTGCGTCCTGCCATGACAAGTCCCGTGCCGACAGCTGCCACCCCTGCAATGATGTTGCCCCACTTGTCCACAAAACCATTGATGCGGTCCACAAATCCCACATTATCCTTTTCGGTCTCCCTTAGCTCCTCATTGACATTCGCGATTTCAGCCTTAACGCGTTTGATACTCTCACACTGCTTGTTCCACTCGTCCGTACCGCGTTCGATGCCGTTCAAGGACTTCTTGAGTTCCCGAAGCGTGCGAGAGAGTTCCTTGGGTGATGCCTTATCCAGTCTCTTCAATACATTCTCCACCCCCTGGGTTGCACTCTCAATCTGCCCAATCTGGCGGCGGGTCTGCTTTAGTTCACGCTGGAACTTCTTCAGCTGGACTTTATCGCCCGCAGCTGCTGCCTTTGTTATTTTATCTTCGAGGTCGCTCGCTTGCCGTTTCAACTGTTCGAGCATATTTTGCGCCTGTTTGCCGTTCACTGTAAGCGTGACCGTAGCATTTGCGTTGATGTCTGACATAGTCTTTCCTTTTTGGGTGTTATTATAAGCACAAATTTAGCCACGCGCCAAAGAAGCAAAAAAGACGATGTATCAAGGCTTTTCCACTCCCAAAGTGGGCGCGATTTTTGAAGGAATCCGCGTTTTGTTAAGTAGTAGCAAAACAAAAGCCTTGATACAGAAGTCTTTAGGGGATTGTTAAGGGGTTTCCCCTTAACCCCTCCGTCGGAAGACCCCCCGACCGCCCTACATCGTCAAACCGCGAACACCCCCACACCAAAGCGGAATATGTAAACAAATCTTAAATAACACCCTTGTTTGAGTTCCTTCGCCCCGACAAAAGCCCCCAAAATGCACGAATGCCGAAAAGAAAGAAAGCGAAGAACTTACAGAAAGAGCAACCAACGCACACACCACACCAACACAACAAAATACCCCCGAAGTTTCCACGAATACCCTCGAAGTTTCGCCAAAACCACGATTGCACACTCCAAGTTTCTCATGTGCATAGATGCCAAGTTTCCGCACACTCAACAAAGCACCCCGAAGTTTCGCAATGTGCAAAAATCCGAGGTTTCTGACTATCTAAAACGACCCTCCAAGTTTCCACCTATCCAACAAAGCACCCCGAAGTTTCACAATACGCTCAAATCCAAGGTTTCTGACTACCTAAAACAACCCTCCAAGTTTCCTTATACTCATGAGGTTCGGGAGTTTTTGACTATCCCACACCCCCAAGGCACCCGACCAAACACCCACACCGCACCCCCGAAGCATTTTGGGGTTTCTGATAGCCTCCAAAATCCGCTACCTTTCAAGGGAAAATTTCACACCTTGGGGTCTCGACCGACCACCACCCACGCCACCGCGAACGGGCGGTAATCCGTCTGTGTGCGTGCCGAAAAATGCCTAACACTTTAGCAGATGTTAATCTGCCATAGTGTTAGGCACTTGAAGGCACGTACTCAGACGACCGCTGACGGGCATAAAAAGTGTGTTGTCGTGTTTTAGCGGATTTGTCCGCCATAGCACGACAACACGCTTTGTTGCCTAAAAAAGGCACGCTGTGCGGTAAAACGGACTGGCGAGGCACGTAGCCTGTCCGCCAACAATAGAGTCTGCATCTTCTTTCGAGGTACGAGAAAGGTGATGTGGGCTTGACGGACTGACTTTGAAGCATGAAAAGTAGGTCCGCGCATGAAAGAAGCCCAACCTCCCTTGAAGCATGAAAGGGTGGATTGGGCTTGAACGGAATGGCTTTGAACCCTGAGAAGCCTTTCCGCTAAAACGTGGGCTAATCTCCTTTGAAGCATGAAAAGGTGTTTAGCCCATTAAAGAAATTCAAGCATCGGAGTCCCGACGATGGCACCACCAAAAGGCAGCTAAGGCTGCAAGGAATACCAAGGTCAAGATTAACTTGACAGGAAAAGTCCATGGTCTCGCCATGGACTCCCTCTGCTGAACCATGTTGGCGGAAGATTGCCGAGTCGCAGCGAGGCTGTCTTCCTCCATTGCCTCTGTCTTGGTGCTCTCCTTTCGGCTTGACGAAAGGTGTGCGCCATAGATGCGAATGGATTGCGGCTTTTGCCGGGAAGTCTTTTGCGCCTTGGCGTTAGAAGCACCTTGCAGCGCATGGGGAGCTTCGATAGTTGGAGTCTCTGCTCCAACCCCGAAGCTCACGATGCAGCTGTCGAACAAAAGTTCGGTGTGCCGCCACACCGAATCAATGCGTGACGTTTGCCACTGATGCCGCTGCACCTGTACAGCGGAATCCGTGGCAAACGTGTTCGTACTTGTGACTTTGTGCGTACTGCGGCACGAAGTGAGTAGGCACAGCCACATGATTATGGAAAAGAGACTGGCTTTCATAGGTCTTTCTGTACATTGAATGATGGGCAAACTTTGCTTGAAAACTCATTGTGCCCATGCACAGTTGCATGGGGATAATAAAATTTCAGTTGGTTCACCAACTGCCGCAAAGCAGTCTTCTGCTGCGGAGTGCGTGTGTCCTTGGGCGTTTTTCCGTCCTTGGCCACACCACCAATGTAGCAGATGCCAATGCTGTGGGCATTATGCCCCAGGCAATGGGCGCCAGCTATGTTCTCAGCACGTCCCTTGTGGACGCTGCCGTCCCGATAGATGACATAGTGATAACCTATATCAGCAAACTTGCGTGCCAAGTGCCAACGACGAATGTCCTCCACCGTGAAGTCCTTGCCTTCGGGAGTAGCAGAGCAATGAATGATGATTTCAGTGATGCGTCGCATAGTTTAGGAGTTTAATAAGTTTAATGAGTTTACGGCTGCGCTTGGGTGTTTTTTTGAGGTTGCGAGTTGAGTTTCTGCTCCTCGTCCTTGATAGCCTTGTCAAGCGTTTGCATGATCTTGCCCTCAAACTGTGTAACCTTGCGTCCATAATAGATGCTTACTCCGAAGATTGAGCCAGCATAGATGAGACATTGTGAGAAAATCCACAGGACAGAGTCCGAGATTTCGCCTTTGGGCGGTGTGATGAACCCTGCGACTGCAAGGGCATAGCCGCCTACGAGCATGGCGAGGGCGGACCAAAATTGAATGCTTACTTTGGGTTTAGTCATTGTTCGTTACATTTATGATTATCAAGCGTTCAGCTTTGTCTGAACTATTTTCATCTTGTTTTCCAAGTCGTCCACGCGCTCGCCAAGCGTCATGATCATGTTGTAGAGGTTTACCAAGTCTGTTGAAGTGGCATCCAGTGTCTTTTTATCCCCCTTGCTCATGAGACCGTCCGTTGTGGAACTGGCTAACGGAATAGCGTCCGTGTAAAGCGCATTGAACTTCATGCCAAACTGCGAGAGCACGTACTTGTTCGTGTTCACGTCCCATGCCATGCGGTCAGGGAACAGACAGCCCCAGTCCTCGGCATAGCTTATCGTCTTGCGGTCGCTGCCCGTAAAGTAGATGGCACGCTGGAACACTTTGGCATGGTTGAATATGATTTGTCGGCAGTAGTCGTTCTCGATGTTCTGAATGAGCGTGATGCTCATGTGCTTCTGGTACGTGAGGTGCGCCACCACAATTTCGGCATTGCCCGAAATTGAGGGGTCGCGCAAGGCATTGAGTGCAGTTGTCTCTTCCAAGAAATTGCCCAACTCCTTGACACGCGTGTTCAAAGCCTTCTGCACATCGGTCACGGCACGTGTGGTGGTCAATCCCGGCACGCTTGCCGTAGCCATAGGCAGTGTGACGCTGAACAGCTGTGTGCCTGCGGCATTGCTTGCCGCCAGCACGCGCGAACTGCCTGTATAAGCAAGGGAAGTAGCTATGGTGTCTGTGACAGCGGACACCGCCTTGTCGATGGTGCAGACGTGGTCATAATACTTGTTGAGCTGCTGCACCTGTGCAGCGGTCATCACGCCCGCACTCGAAGAGGTGGCGGCAGGGAGGGCAAAAGCATTGTTGATGCTTTTCAGTTCCCCCGTGACCATGTTCAGGAGCGTGGCAGAAAATGCCACACTCACCTTGTTCACGTCCCCCAACTTGAAGTGCTGAATGACTTGCTTGGCTTCGCCCAACTTGGTTTTCCAAGTTTTTAGGGCTGCGATGTTTGTGTTGCAGTTGGAAATGGAATGCTTTGCCTCTGTCATGTCCTCGGTGCAACTTGTAAGGCTCTGTACCTGTGCCGCGGACATAACCCCGGCTTGTGCGGTGGTGGCGGCTTTGAGGATTATGCTGTCTGCCTGTCGTTGCAGCACACCGCTTGAGGGGTTGCCCTGAATGACGGACAGACAGACCTTGTCTGTGCCGACAGTCCCGATACTGATGCTCTGCAACAACGTGGAGAGTTTCAGAAGATTGGCTTTCCAATCCGTGAGGGACTGCAAGTCCGTGTTTGTTGCGGCAGCAGAGAGCAAGTCTGCCAAGGCTTGCAATATCACGCCCAAATTTTCGGGGGTGATGGCGGCTTCGGTGCTTAATGCCCGAAAAGCCGTGATTTGCTTGGTTATGTTTGTCGTGTTCATAAGTTGAGTTTTAAGTTTGGAGGTTATGAGGTTATAAAGTTACCTTGGTTGGATCGAGCTTGTCTGAAGCTGACTTTCTAACCTCATAACCTTAAAACTCCGAACTATTTAGTGGTTGTATCTGAGGTACTTATCGTCCAAAGATTGGGCTACCACGCCCACAAATTCTTTGGCCATATTGTCGGCGAGAAAGTCTCTTAGGTTCATGACCGAAGCGTAATACTTGCGCGAAAACCAAGGTTTCTTCTTGCGCTTGCGCTCCCTGCCGATGTCCCCATTGTTACCGCGAGGGATCTCCTTTCCCGTACCAAAGTTCTGCCAAAGTCCGTACTCTAAAAAAGACTGACTTAATCCGAGTTCCATGAACCGCCCATCGGCACGGAGCGGTAACGACTTAGGCGAAGCGAGCAAGGCACCTGTGTCAATCACATCGAGCAAGGTCATTTGCTCTTTCCATATTTTGAGCATGGTCTCGTTGAAAGCAGTGACGAACTTTTCGCGTTCGGAAAAGGCACGTTGCTCGGCATCATTCGTTGTTCCACTCATCTGCATTGTATCTTAAATCCGTGAACGTGTCCACAGCAATTTGGAAATAGGCACAAGCGCAGCCCGAAAAGAAATACTCGTTCATTTCGTTGAACGTGATGCGTTCATCAAGGTAAATGCACGATTGTTCTAATCGTGTCCGTTCAAGAATGAGTTGGCTCATGAATTGGCGGAACACTTCTCGGAGTGTTTCCATGCAGCTTAGCCTTGCCTCCATGTCATCAATGGCATGGCGCATGGCAAGAAAGATGGTTTTTACGCGCCTTGTGCGTGGGGTGTTGGCGAGAGCGATATAGCCCTGGCTCATGTCGCTCACACAGACAAAAGCCGTGGTGCTTTGCATGGTTTGCAGTGCCTCTTCAAAGCCTTCCAAGCCCGAAACACGGCAGAAAGAAAAGCCTTGTGCGGTGGCGAACTTGTTGCGAGCAACCAAGTTTTGAAAGAATGCCGTAGCATTCCAGTTAAGCGTATTTGTAGTTTCCATAGTAGCTTATTTAAGTTGATTACGCAATTCTTGTGCTTCCTGAGCCTTGGCATCAAGTTCCGTCAAGGCACGCCAGCAGTCCATTTGCAGAATGGCTGCCTCCTTGGTTATGTCGCCTCCTGTGAGCGCACGGATTTGTGCGTTCATTGCCTGTCGGAGTTCCTCTCCGACACCCAAATCAGCACTTCCCAAGAGATTGCTTTTCTCTTGGGGTATGTTGGTGAAGAAATGTGGGAACATACGGGGGAAGTTCGCTTTGACAGAAGCGAACCAATAAAAAACAGAAAGCAGTTCCGCTTTCTCCAAACAAGCTTTGTCCGAAAGTTTCGGATAAAGCAAATGCGCCATTTCCGCAAGGCATTCCATGCTTTGCGTGTGCAGAAAACCTTGGTAATAGTTCTCGCAAGCGAGATAATCCTCAAAGGGAACGGCTTGCAAATCGGCAGCGACTGCCGATGCACCGCCAATGACAGAAATACGGACAGGCTTGGGAGCGAAGCTTTCCAAGAACGCGAGTTGCCGCGCAGCAAAGGTGATTTGCCAATCGGCAAGCACCACTTGGCGTTTGCTATTCCTGTCCTTGACCAAACACGAATGTTTGTCTGCATGACAAAGCACAACAATTTCAGCCCATTTGCAAACGCAAAGGGCTAACACCTCATTCATCGGCAAATCGCGTGCGACTTGTCGAAAGAAAAACAACAATTGCTGGTCGGACAGTTCCGACCATGACTTGGGCAGGGATATAGAAAATGCTTCCATACCGCGAAAGTATGGAAGCATTGTACTTATAGAAAAGACGAGTTAGTAAGCCTTGAATTTGAATTTATCTACATAGAAAGGCATTTCCTTATTGGCAAGTTCTTGCATTCTTGTAGCACGGAAGTCTGGGTGTTTGGCCATTGCATTCATGAGCCAAGTTTCAAAGATGAAGCTTTCAACGAAAGGCACAGATCTTTCGTAGCCTGTAACCATATTCGCCCCAGTTCTTCTCTTGAAATTCATGATGTCATCTTCGTTCGTGTTAAGTGTAAGACAGCAGCCAAAATGAACGTTTACAGGGCGTTCCTTGAAAATGCCCTCATATTGATCTGCAAAATCAATCAAAGAGAAAGGTTCCTTGTCTTTATCTTTTTTGTCCGCAGGAAAGGCAAAAGCCCCAGGGTCGCCATGAAAGCACAGATATACAATGTTGTAATCAAAATAAGACTTGTTTCTTAGATGTTCGATGTAATACTCAAAATCCTTTTCGCAACATACATTGCGAAAAGTGTAACTATCAATCCCACTATGGGGAGCGGTATTGAGTAGAAATTCCAACAAAGGTTTCACGTAAGAATCTGATTTCAGATCGTGAACCGACTGAACCCATTCAGTTTCAAGGCAGAATATTTTGCTCATTGTTGTATTGTTTTGCTTGCAAAGATACAACATTAGAACCAATACCCACCTTTTCTTTTATCATTCTTGTACCCATGATTTTCAAAGAGAGCAGCGGTTTCCGACTGCTTCCACTCCTCAAAAATGCCATCGGGAGCATTACGGAGGGAGTTCACGATCTCTATGCAAGATGGTATGGGGACTTCTCCTTCTTCCCGTAACATATACAGTTCTATTGCGAAGATGTGCCTCCAAGCACGCTTGTAGTGCGGTGCTGATGGGGTATCGCCCCATTTGCCCAATAGCTCTGCTTGGCGCAGAGTCGCCAAGAGTTCACAGGAGAAGAAATCATGCGCCAATCGTTCCTCGATGGCGATAAGTTTAGAATGCAGTTCCTGATAACACTGCCAAGAGTGGTCGGTGCTGCCGAGTTTCCGAGGCAGATCCAACCACGGGTAAAGCGTCTGCATGAAGTATTGGCATGGGTCGCTTGTCGCCCATGCCACATCCTGCGTCAGTAACGGCAACAATACGAAAGTTGTGTCATCACGCATTTTCTCCAACGACAGGAGCAAGCGTTCCACGCGCTCCTTGCTGGCAGGGGCTATATTGGTGTTTGAAACGACACCAAAGCCATTTGGCGTAAGCACCAAATCCAATTGTGGCACGGCATGGAGCATGGCTTCTGCCACCACCGCCATACGTGCGTAATGCAGTAACTTGTTGTTTGCATTGCGTGTGGGCAAATCCGTAAAGACTGCCTCAGAGAGGAACATGGTCGTGAGCCACGCTTCCGCCACCTCCAAGTGCGGAGCAATCTTATCAAAGAGCAAGGTCTCGCCTTGCACAGACTTCAGCACATTCGGCACGAATTGCAGAAGCACATTATTATCGGATATCAATAGAGACATAGTAGTTTTGAGGTTTTAGGTTATGAGGTTATAAAGTTACTCTTCTGTGCTTACCTGCTTTGCGTCCTTATTTTCATCAAGTGTAGTAAGTTGGATAAACGGACAGTCGGGATAAGCCCCGTCCCACCTGTTAAACCTTATAATCAATCGGTGCACATTAAACAAAAGGTCGTGATACGGCTTTTGCAAGGCTTGTGCAATCGTGTAAAGCTCGCGCTTGTCGCTGCCCGAATTATTCGTCTGCGATTTGCTCGGCACAGAACCCACAAGGTTTGAGTGCACACGCATGGTAAAGCACATCATGTTCACCGCCTCGATAATATCCGTAGCCCAGTCGCCACCCTCCTTGTCCGTTTCAATCTTGTTAATCACCACATCATGCTGTTCCTCCCCATTGGGAGACACATAAAACTCCGAGAAAAGCACCTTGCCCGAATTCTCCATGCCTGTGAGGAAATTGATGATGTTGTCCTTCTCCTCGTTCACTCGCTCCTGTTGCTTCACGCGGTCGGTAATGCCCTCCGCCTTGAAGATGTTGCTCCAAAATGATTTGGCAATCTCAATGTGGTACTTGATAGGCGCAGAGTTTTTCAGCTTAGCCTCCTTCGCCACCCCGATGAGTTGCTTGATGTTGTACCACTTGCCCTTGAAAAGCGAGGCATAATAAGGAATGGGATAATACGTGCTGTCAGGCGTCGGCACACGGCTAACCACGGCAAACTTGCGTTTGCCCTTCTTCACCTGTGCCTGCAAGTCCGTCCAAGGACTTTGTGGATTGAGCAGTGGAATCACCTCCACCTGTTCCGCCCGCACTGAGTTGCGCCAATTCGCGTACAACACCTGTGGTATCATGCCCTCCTTGTTTGCTGGCGCAAAGCGAACATAGCAAGCCTCCTTGCGCAGCACCCTCACCACCTTGTTGCCTTGCTCATTGAGAATAATCACGCTCACGGCAAAGCCGAAGTGCTTGAAATCTTGGCAAACGCCGAGGAAATAACTCGCCATGTCGTTATCCAAGAAAAACTCTTCCACCTCGTTCACCACTTTCCGTTTGCACCATTCATCAGTCTGGTACACCAAACCGCTTCCATAGCACACCTCTGCATTGAACATCTGACAAGTGCTCAGAGTCTCATCACTTTCAATCAGATTGATAATGTCATACGGCATCTGGTCGTCCGCTCCCCAAGGCATATAGCTCACTTTATCGCCCACATGGCGCGGTGAAATCTCCTCCGCTTCTTTGAAAACTTCGCTGCTCTTTGTGGTGAACGCTGCCGCGGCATGATAGCCGGGCAAATCGTTCACCGAAGTGATTTGTAAAGAATTAAAATCGGTCATAGTTAGTATTTTTTTGTGCCAAAAGTATGATCGAATGATGAGAGAAAAAAAGACTTAACATAAATGTAATAGTGTTAAAACAAAATTGTAGTGGTATGTATGTAATTTTGCACCTCAAATAACAACAAGAACATGGAAAAATCCCCAAACATATCAATTTGTATCCCCATGTACAATGCTGCCCGATTTATTAAGGATTGCATTGATAGTGTCTTGTCTCAGTCTTTTCAAGATTTAGAGCTACTCGTTGTTGACGATGGGTCAACTGATAACAGTTGTGAAATCGTCAATAGTGTAAGGGATAATCGTATTCGATTGATTCGGAATCAGCATGACTATGTCGGCTCTTTGAACATGCTGTTAGACGAAGCAAAGGGAAAGTATATCGCGCGAATGGATGCTGATGATGTAATGTATCCCAATCGCTTATCGATACAATATGAGTACATGGAGAATCATCCCGATATTGATGTTATTGGAGGACGAATGGCTGTGTTTAAGCAATCTACAAAGGAACCATTATATGATCTCAATGTGAAAATTGGTAGTCTTTGCATCTCAGATCTGTTGGATTATTGTTGTATTTGCCATCCTACAGTCATGTTCCGTACCGCAAGTATCAACGGTAAAGAAAAATTCCGTTATGACAAGCAAATGGAGTATGCAGAGGATTATGACCTTTGGATGAGGATGCTTGCGAGCGGTAAGAAATTTGTCAATCTTGATAAAGTGTTCACTTACTATCGTTTGCATGAGCAGCAAGTTACCACTTGTCATCACGAGGAACAAGCACAGAAAACCCAAATAATCCGTGCTTGGGCTTTGAAGAAGCAGATAGAACTGGAGAAAAAGGCTTTTCAAGAACCCGCATTTATTCCCGATACCACAAACAAACTGACTGTGGTGATGCCTTTTAAAAATGAGGGTGAGGAGGTTGCCAATACCGCCAAAAGTATTCGAGACACTGTTGGAATGTCTGTGGACATCATCGCAATTGATGATGACTGTGATGACGGATTTGATTATGCAGGTTCATTGCGTGAACTAAATGTAACATACGTACGCAACAGCTATAGGTTAGGTGCTTCCTTATCCAAGGAAAGAGGCGCTCAATTAGCTAAGACACCTTACTTTATATTGCTTGATGCTCATATGCGTTTTTACGATTCAGAGTGGGCAGAATACATCGTAAGAGAGTTAGATGCAAATCCGCACCGTCTATTATGTTGCAAGTCGATATGTTTGCAGAAGGATGAAGAAGGCAACGTATCCGTTCACCCCAAATCATACTCTCCGCAAGGAGCTTATCTGTCATTCTGTTCCAATAAATACGTTCCTGCTATTGATTGGAATGGATACACAGAATGTCTACCAACATGTGCTGTAAACCAAATACCATGTGTGTTAGGAGCAGGCTATATTACTTCAAAAAGTTACTGGAATAAGATACACGGATTGCAAGGGCTCTTACATTATGGATGCGAAGAGGCATACATCAGCATAAAAGCATGGAAAGAAGGAGGCGGTTGCTATTTGTTGCCCAATTTAACGATTGGACATATATATCGCAAGAAATTTCCTTATCCCGTTTACTCATTTCAATGCATCTACAATAATCTGATTATCAGCGAATTGTTGTTTCCAACATCAGAAAGATGCTTTGCCAAAGCGGTAGCTTGGAATCTTAGCAAGGATACATATTTCAAAGCAATGGAATATATGTCTTTGCATAAGAATGACCTTGACAAATTAGCACGGTGTTACAAGACTTTCAAAAAGAATGATTTTACATACGTAAAGAATTTGAATGACATCTGCCGTAAGGTGGCACAAAAGACGATAAGAATCACTGACAAAGAAGCCGATAAAGCACGTATCTTTATCCTAAAGGAAACAGGAAAAATATCAAATGTAGGTCTGTTCTCAGGTATGGGGGGAATCCTTATAGCAGGCTTACTTTATGTAGAAGCAGGTTACTCAGAATTTGAAAGTCTGGTATATGAAGTATGGGAAAGATTGAGCAAATCCATAAAAGCAAGTCATGATCTTACTTTTCAAAATGGATTGGCTGGCATTGGTTGGGCTTTGATATACGCAGCCTCACACAATCTAATTGAAGATAGTATCGAAGAAGAACTGAGCACAATTGACAAAAAGATAATGTGTATGAGCATAAAACGTAATCAAGATCATTCTTTCCTTGAGGGAGTGGGTGGAGTTTATTGCTATGTTGTAGCTCGTTTGGGATTCAACAAACGCAACAAGTCGACCAAAAAAACTTTTTCGCAAGAGTTCCTGCAAGAATTGGATGAACAGTCTCACTGTCTTTTAAAGGATTGTCAAGATTGGCGAACAATAAACTTTGTAAGCCAATATAAAGAGCGGCTATCTGATGATTGGGAAATACTCGCCCCTGAGTTTCCAGAAATAGTGGAACTTCCTGATTATATTCCCAATATTCAGAAGAATTGGGAACTGTCCTTATCAGGAGTAATCGGTTCCGTAATAAACAAAATGATAAATGAATACAATACACATAATGAAGAAAAGTCTTTATAATCACCTATCTTTCATTGATGAGAGTTGGGTACTCTACAATGCTTTTACTGATGAAGTAAGTGTACTTGCACCAGAAGTAAAGAAATTGTATGAAAAACATGACGTGGACGAAATTCGTAAGATTCACCCCGAATTTTACGATTATCTACAGGTGAAGCAGTTTCTTGTTCCCGAGAGCGAAAACGAGTCAAGCAAGTGTATCGCCCAATGGGATAAAGAAGACAATGATCCGAGTTCTTTCTCTCTTACCGTGAATCCAACCCTAGATTGCAATATGAGTTGCTGGTATTGCTACGAGAAGCATCAAGTAAATCGAACGATGAAAGAGGAAATATCGGAAAGAGTGCACAAGTTCATTGCCAATAAAATGGCAGATCCACTTCTGAAGAGTTTTGACTTGTCATTTTTCGGTGGAGAGCCACTCATTCAGTTCAAGCATATTGTAAAACCATTAGCAGAGTTTGCGCATCAGCAAGCAATCAGCAATGGTAAGAACTTTGAAGTAGGCTTCACAACCAATGGTTATTTGCTTTTTCCTAAGGTATTGGACTTTTTGTCTTCCCTCAAAGTGCCAGTGCATTTTCAAATAACATTAGACGGTAATGAGCGTATGCATAATAAGACAAGGCATACAGCCAATGGTACAGGAAGTTACTTTAAAATCTTAGAGAATTGCAAGAATGCTCTGACCAATCCTTTGTTCAATGTTTCACTACGTTGTAATTATACGACAGAAAATGTAGCAACATTCATGGATTTGGCTGGTGACTTAGAAAAGACAGGCATAGTTCCTGCCAAGAATCTTCAAATCAATTTCCACAGAGTATGGCAAGACCATGGAAGTGATAAAGAAGTAGAGAACCATATAGATAAGGTTTACCAGACGCTTGTCGAAAGTGGCTATAACGCATCAGACATACATGCTCAAGAGAAGTATCGTTGCTATGCAGAACATAATAACCACATAGTCATTAACTATGACGGAAATCTCTTCCATTGCACGGCAAGAGACTTTACACCAGAAAAGTCAGAAGGAGCAATCAATGAAGAAGGCACATTACAACTTAACGAGAAATCTTTACTCCGTTCAAAACTGAAATGGGGCACAGAAGCTTGCATGAAATGTAGTATTTATCCATTGTGCAATGGCTTATGCAGCCAGCAAAAGGTAGAGCATAATGGTGCTACAAATTGCCTAATATTAACCTCAAATAATAATTTACAATGAAGGTCAAGAGAAATCTTGTTCAGCTTGTCCAGTCGGATTATACTCCACTGCAGACAAGTGCCGAAGGTCTCCTAAGAGGAGGCTTCGGATCGATTGCTGTTGGTAAGGCAATCATTGGGGATATAAACGCAAACATTTGCAGAAATCCCAAGTGTACGAATGGTGAATGCACCAATCCTGAGTGCTCAAACCAGTGTACAATCAACTATTGTGGTCCTACAACACCAACAACACCAACAACACCAACAATTGGCCCCAGTGCTTCACCAACTCCCACTGTAACGACAATGTGCATCGGTTTTTAAGCTAACCAGACTTGTACTCTCTAATAATGAGGGTACAAGTCCTTTCTGTATGATAAAATATAAACAAATTCCATACATATGCGAAATTTTCTATCCATTTTAGTTCTCATGCTTTGCCAGTTCTATGTGGCCAATGCTCAAAAGTGCTTAGTAAGTTTTGGAGTCAATGAAGAGGTTACCGAAATGCCTATTGAAAATGCTCTGTATACTTTGTACCTTAACGATAGCATTCAAGTACCATATAGGGTAACATATGCCAATGTACAGAGCGCCACCTATAGTCTTGAATTTGATTTTCGCCCAGGTAAATATACCTTGCGTGCAGAAAAAGAAGGTTACAATGAAGTGCAAAAAGATTTTACAATAGCCTCCAAACGCAATACGATCCTTGGCATCGGCACGCTTTGGATGAAGAAAGTCAAGACAAGACAGTTGAAAGAAGCCGTCGTCCGTGCCACTCATATCAAGATGGTAACGCGAGGCGACACTGTAGTCTATGACGCGGCCGCTTTCGACTTGGCAGAAGGCTCCATGCTTGATGCATTGGTGGCACAACTCCCTGGAGCAGAACTCAAAGACGGTCAAATTAAGGTGAACGGAAAGTTTATCGAAAGCCTGATGGTCAATGGAGAGGATTTCTTTGCGGGCAATCCAAAAGTTGCCCTTGAAAATCTACCAGCCTATACGGTGAAGAATATTAAGGTGTACGACCGTGCGGCAAACGATGATTATCTGAAAGCCAAAGTTAATGGTAAGAAAGCCATGGGTGCGGACGAGCATATAGTGATGGACGTGATATTGAAGAAAGCCTATTCCAATGGTTGGTTGGGGAACGTGGAAGGCGGTTATGGACTTCCTTCCGACCGCTACTTGGGCAAGGCCTTTGGCATGGGCTATAGCGGAAAGATGCGCATTGCCGCCTTTGCCAATCTCAACAATATCAAGGATACCCAAATGGGAAGTTCATCAGGTCAATGGAACGGAGGTTGGGCACAAGATGGCGAGTTGGACGTGAAAATGGGCGGATTGGATTATCTATATTCGCACGACCGCACCAAAGTATTTGGCAACGTGACCCTTACCCATGAAGAACCAGAGGTGGAGCGTAAGGGGAGCAATGTGAATTACTTCAACACAGGTGACATCTTCGAACGTTCGCATTCACTTCGCAACGACCGAAAGTTGCACCTCATGTCGGCACATCAATTCCAATATTCAGCAGAGCGTGCCTACTTTGAGTTGAGGCCCTCTATTGATTATCTGAAAAATGATTACACAAGCATTAGTCATCGTGCACAATTCTCAGAGACTCCAGAAGAACAATACCGTGTGCAGTCACTTGATTCACTCTTCTCTACAAATGGTATGGCTTCATCGAATTTTGCACGTCATCTGTTAACGCGCATAGGCAATGATCAAGACGGCAAGTCTGATTGGATTATTGCCAACTTGGCTGCCAACTCTACGATATCGTTTCCTTCAACTCAAGATAACATAGAGATAGCATTGACAGGAAACTATCGCCGCGATACAAATCGCTACTTTAACTCGTTCAACAGAGCGTATGGTATGTCTTCGCCCAATGTAGGCAATGGAGATAACTTGCAGCAAAAGTCAGACTACGTATCCAAGAACTATGGCATGAATGCAGACATCTCCTATAGTTGGAACTATTGGCCTTATCAAAGCGGTGCCAGACACATAGCCATCGTAAAGCCAGAAGTGCAATACGACTTTCATCGTTATGACCAAGTAAACACGCTGCTTCATCTGCATGAAGAGTTTGCAAATGGGGGCAATAACAATTTGATGGTGCCTCCTTCTGCCATTCGTCCTGAGCAATTGAGCGTTGACCTCAACAACACCTATGCTTCTAATTTGACACAAAACAAGATTAGCCCACTTGTAAGTTTCGCATATCTCTATGTACCAAGTGCGAGTTCAAGCAAGAGCTTTAATGCCGACCTCACTTTGCGCGAAGATATTATGCACGAACGCTTGGACTACGACAAGGCACAGTTGGACACCTTGTTGTCACGAACCATCAGTAAGTTTACTCCGACTATAAAGCTCAGATACAAGGACAATGGACAGAAAGTTCGCACGGAAGTAGAAACAAACTATAGTTTTACAAAAAATGCGCCCAGCATCTACAACCAACTTGGCACTATCAACGATAGCGATCCGACCAACATTTATGTCAACAACCCAGGATTGGAGAAGCCTCGCACGCATAGTGTGAATGCACGCTACGCTCGTTTTCACAATCAACGACATAACAACGTCGTACTCTATGCAAGTTATGGACGCACCGATAATGCCATTGCGCAAGCCCGCCTCTACAACCGTGCGACAGGCGTGAGCACGTGGATGCCCAAAAACATCAATGGCAATTGGAACACGTATGAATCCGTGCAGTATAATATGCCCTTCGGAAAGAACGAAGCCTTCCAGTTTCAGACCGTAACCACAGCCTCATACGTACACTCCGTAGACTATGCCTCAGAGAGCGAAGCGCTCGAGCGCAGTGTGGTGAACAACCTAACGCTTGGCGAACAATTAGCCTTGTCTTATCGTGTGGGCAAACATAGCTTCGGCATACGCGGTAGTCTCTCATGGCTCGATAGCCGTTCAGCCCGCGAGGGGTATGACAATATTTCCGCCTTCGACATTACGGCAGGTGCTAATGCTTCACTCAACTTGCCACAAAATTGGCAAATCGCCACAGATATAAACCTTTACAGTCGCCGAGGTTATAACGACAACACGCTCAACACCACCAACTGGGTGTGGAACACCTCTGTGGCCAAGACCATCTTAAAGGGTAATCTTACCTTCCGCCTCAATGCCGTAGACATCTTGAAGCAAATCAGCAACGTGCAGCACACTGTGAATGCCCAAGGTCGCACCGAAACATGGGTCAACTCGCAACCTCGCTACGTAATGCTCCACGTGGTATATCGCTTCAATGTGATGCCCAAGAAAAAGAAAAGCTAAAAGAATAAAGCATGAAATTCTCCCGACAATTTGACCAAATGGATTGCGGCCCTGCCTGTGTGCGCATGGTTGCATCGTATTATGGTAAAGACTATCCCTTATCTTATCTGCGCTCACTCGCCCACCTCACACGTGAGGGGGTGAGCGTAGCAGGTATTCGCGATTCTCTCACAGCCATTGGCATGAACAGTGCCACCTTCGAGATGTCGTTGGAACAATTATATACGGACTGCCCACTTCCCGCCATTCTTTATTGGGATCAAAATCACTTTGTCGTATTAGAAAAGCTAAAAGGGCGGTCAGCACAGAAGGCACGTTACAAAATAGCCAATCCTGCATTTGGTAAACAATGGTTTTCAGCAGAAGAACTTTGTCGTCATTGGTCGAATGGCGGCAAAGGCATTGTTGTGGCCGTTGAGCCTAATGAGGATTTCTACCAAAAGACCGCTATCAAAGAACGCCATAGTTTGAGAGACTTTGCTCGAAAGTATATACTTCCCTACAAGGCTCAATTAATTCAATCGCTATTAGCCCTATTGGTGGGCACGTTGTTAGGATTGATAAGTCCGTTTTTGGCTCAAAGCGTAGTAGATGACGGCATCGCCTTACACGATATGTCGTTGATTACTACCATATTGATAGCACAGTTAGCTTTGTTCATTGGTAGCTTCTTGATGAGCACTATCGGAGCTTGGGTTGGCTTGTATATGAGTACGCAAATCAGCATTGGCATATTGGGCGACTACTTACGCAAATTGCTCAAATTACCCATGACATTCTTTGAGACCAAGAGCATTGGCGACTACCAACAGCGATTGAGCGACCACTCTCGTTTGCAGTCATTTATGACAGGTAGCACATTGGAAACCTTGTTTTCTTTGTTGTCTGTGCCTTTCTATATGGCAATCATCATCTTTTACAGTCCATTGGTGTTGGCCGTATTCTTGGGATTTACAATTATTAGCACGTTGTGGATGACCTACTTTTTTCGCAAAAGGAAGTCGTTAGACTACGAGCAATTTAAAGTAAGCGTAGACAACCAAAACAAGCTATACGAAATGATGTCAGGAATTACCGACATCAAGGTGAATGCTTACGATGACTATAAACTCTCGGAATGGCAACACCTGCAAATGCGTCAGTACGCCATGAGCCAGAAGAGTCTGAAGTTAGGACAAATACAAAACACGGGCTTTACCATTATCGGTCAGCTGCGCAATATCATTATCACCTATTGGATAGCCATGCTTGTGGTCAACAACGAACTAACGTTGGGTATGATGATGAGTATCTCCACTATCATTGGCATGATAAGTGGTCCGTTGGGACAGTTAACAGGTTTTTTGCAACAATATCAAGATGCCAAAATTAGTCTCGAACGTTCGCAAGAAGTCCACCTCTGTACTAATGAAGATGCACAAGAAGCACAATCACTCCCTTCAGACTTTCCTTTAGACATATTTGTCGACCACGTGTCGTTCAGTTATGCTGGCAGCACAGGGAAAAAAGTGCTACAAGACGTATCGTTTAAGATACCAGCAGGCAAGATGACCGCCATAGTCGGCGAAAGCGGTAGCGGAAAAACTACCCTGATGAAGTTGCTCTTAAAGTTTTATCAGCCTACATCTGGGCGAATTATGATAGGCAATGAGGACTTAGACAAATATTCAGCCAAATCCATGCGTGAGTCTACAGGGATTGTAATGAAAGAAAACTTCTTATTTTCAGACACTATCCGACAAAATATCATTATGGGGGAAAAAGCTGACGAACAGCGGTTGAACGAAGCTATACAGATTGCTTGTTTGTCAGATTTGTTTGAGAGTCACCCCTTAAAAGAAAATACCAAGGTGGGAAGCGAAGGCATTGGTGTGAGTGGTGGAGAAAAGCAACGCATCATGATAGCAAGAGCAGCCTATAAGCATCCACTATACTTGATGATGGACGAAGCCACCTCTTCATTAGATGCAGACAACGAAGCACGCATAACGAGCAATCTTGAAAAGCACTTTGCTAAAAGCACCCGAATAGTTATAGCACACAGACTGAGCACGGTAAAAAATGCCGATAATATTATAGTTCTACGCCATGGACAAATAGTAGAAGAAGGCACGCATGACGAACTCATCAAGCAAAAAGGATATTACTTCAAACTTGTACAAAACCAAATAGAACTGCCATCAGCATGAAAGGAATCATTGTAAAATATGGAACGTTTTTGATTGTTCCCTTTGTGATAGTGATTATAGCCATCACGCTCTGCACACTAAGGGTAAGAGAAAAGCTGCCCATTACACTTATTAGTGTTTCAGGGCAAAAGGGGATAGCTTATATTCCTTTGAATGCTCCAAGGTTAATAGTCAAAGGCGATTCATTGGTGTTGGAAACTGCACAATCTGGTAATATAAAATGTTTGGTAACAAATACTACGATTGAAGCAAATAATATTCGAGCAGAAGTAGATATAAGTTCGATGAAGGAGTTTCGTGGCAATACACTTTGTAGTGCCTATCTTGTAATAAGAGAGATTCCGATGTTGGAATTGGTTATTCAGAAAGTGCTATAGAATCATATAAATAAAGCTAAGTCCCATAGTAAGCAATAGGACTTAGCTTTATATTATTGCCACAAAGGTTCAGTTTCCCAGTTGTTAGGGAATCCCATGGCTGCGACATCTGTATTGGGATACTTGGTCAACAACTTTTTGAAGTCATCAACCAACGAGTTGCTAGGGTGAAACGAGTTCAGCCAATAGATAAGGTAACTCAGGAAGAGCTTGGCATGTTCAATGGGGATTTGAAGAAAAAAACAGATGGATAAAGAGAATTGAAGAATTCAATAGATAATTCAAGCGCAATTCCTTTGCAATATGTGGTTGCAAAGGAATTGCGCTTGTTCTATACAATAACCTTATTTCTCAAATATTCTCCCATGACATCATAAACATCAACATTTGCCTTTTCGCAAACATCAAAGCACTCATTCATGAGAGCATTGTACTTTGCTGCCTCTTCGGGTGAGAAAGTAGGTTCTTTCGTTTCGTAGTTTACGTAAAACGAAAAATCATCGTCGGGGTGAAAGTTGAGATGAAGGTCGTTTGTCAAGTATTTGGCAAAAGCCTTAACATCTTCGATAGTGGTTATTTTTATTGTCATATTTTACTCTGTTTCGTAGCCCTCATCATGTACTATCTGCTTTACTACACTCACATCAACTGTTGAAAAGTCAGATTTATCATAAATGAGAAGTAATGCTATTATACCATTGTGCCGCTTTTACGATTGAAGAAATCTACTTTCTAATTCGCGCATGCGCTCTATCAACTGATTGAAACTTGGCTTTTCGCCATATATCATAGAAGTACACATACTTTTATAATCACTTTCCCATGCGGTGATAATGTTTTCACGCGGTACAAGAACCAATCGCTTCCGAATATCGGGTGTATAATCCATACCACTGACGCTGGTGAAAATTTCACGATGGTGCCGAATTGATTCCCACAAGGCATCATCATCAATAGCAGACAGAGCGAAGTCTTTATCCATCATTCTCGATAAGTCATACAGATGTCTGGACTTTCGATTAGCAATTTCTCCATGACCTTCAACGGAGAACAATTCGTGCAACAGAAAAACCTTTTCCAAAAAAGTTTTGCTTGCCAGTGCGGTTGCCACTTCGCTATCAACAATTGTAGTTTGAATGGTAGGGAACAGACTTTCAACCATACTGCGTATATGTGTGTTCTCATGCGGTTCAAGTAATGAGCGTGCACCTATTTCAAGCATAACGATAGGTGATAGATAGGCTAATGGATCAGGCCATACACTTTTGTAACTCACAAAAATTTTGCGAGGTTCTGGATATGTACTATCACCTTCTCCATCAGGTTCTGGTTTTACTGAACACAGATTATTCAAGCCATATTTTTCAAGAGCCGACTCTAATGCTGGAGTAAACTCATCTTTAACAAAAAGAGATGATGCTTTTCGGAGTTTCTTTATTTGTTTTTTAGTCAAATCACCTTCAAAATCAAAAAGTGAGCGATCTACCGCCAAATCTATATCTTCTGAAAATCGGTCTATTAAGTGCCAAACTTTACTCAGAGATGTTCCCCCTTTGAAGATTATTTTTTCCGCAAAAGGTAGTGTAAATACGATTTGTAATATAGTAGAGACCCAAAGATCCTTTTCAATTGCCTGAGGTGGCAAACCATAACGAGCCGCAGATTGTTGTAAAACAAGACGTTGTTCGTTCTCTGTAAGTTGAAAATAGTTATTCATATGCTGTTGTTACAATTTTTCGTACCCATACAGGCATTAATTTTAAGTCGCTAAGCACCGATTCTTTCTCTTCTTTCTGGAGCAGAAAGATTATCTGACTAATCTGTCCCATAGTGACATTTTCTTTTTTGATTGACTTCAATGCAGAATTTACAAGCATGGCCAAATGGTTCTTAAAAGCCAAATTTTTAGGTGCAGTATTTTTAAATTGTATTCCCTTGTTCCCTGATATACAAACCTTTCGAGATTGTCCATCGGTAAGGAATACATAATTCATAGGAACTTGTGTCGAAAGCCCCAATGCATTAAGTGCATACTCGCCAGTTGGCACTATACGTGCATGATCACGAGAAGCTAATGCTTCGGCTATCTGGTCATACGAAGGGTAAATAACTCCTAAACCAAGTTTCTTTTCAATTTCAGGATAACAATAGACACCTTGTGCCACACGAATTATTACCCCACTTTTCGTTAACCTTTGCAATGTTTGCCTTATCGTATCAGAAGTCCCCATACCCACGAAGTCGTCAGGGAAAAAAATTTTTCCCCTCTTGAAGGTGCGTATTTTGTTTTCTATTTTTTGAGCTGTACTTTCCATATTAAAATGAATTATGTCACAAATTTACAAGAAATATGTGACATACAAACATTGAAGAAAGAAAAAATTTATTTGTCACAAAAATAATTGATATTTGTGACAAATCGAGTTACATAAACACCTCCATACCATTGATTTCAAACACGCACACATCTCTCAGCTGTCGGATTTCATTGCTATCCAGCAGTTTCATTCTTCGCGTGCCTTTGTAGAAGTCATAGCGGAGAGAGATGCAGCGGTGCCAACATTGGATTTCACCCGAGCGTGTCCATAGTTTGAGATCTACTGGTTCGGGAGATTGGAGCATACGTTTGAGCGTAGTGATATGAATAGCGTGGGGCATTAGTCAAAACTATTGTTATAGATGGAGTTGAAGATATTGCGCTTGCGAGTGAAAGTTAGGACAGGCTGTTGGCGAACAGGTTTCCACTTGAACTTCACGGAACAGTTGGCGGTAGTGGCATCCGAAAGCTCGCTCTCAATGTCCGTGATGAGAATGGAAGTGCCCGACGGATAGTCGGGAGAGATGAGAAACAAGGTGTGAGATTGCAGGTCGTAAGTCACGTGCTTGGCTTGCAGGTATGAGAGAGCGGAAGTTTCGCTCTCATACTCAACCTCCGTGTTGTCATCGTAAGAGGAACTCTGCCCACAACAAATGGCGGTGCTGCGATCAAAGGAAAGTTTGCGCTTGGTCTGAGCGGTAAGATAGAGTGTGTCGTAAACGTTGAAGGCGTTGTAATAGTAGAGCGTAAGTGTGGGTGGCTCGTCTGTAAAGAAGAGCGTGAAAGTCCGTACACCTCGATAAAGGGTGACGGACAACAACTTGCCCTTGGTGCCTTGGGGCAACTGGGCAAGTAGGTCATTTTCGTTCAGATCCTCGAAGCAAAGGTCAAATTGCTTGGAAGCGATGGGCAAAGCAGAGACGGAGAGCGAAATGGGTTGGCTTTCCCCTTCGGGCTGAATGACATACAACGTGGAGCATTGCCCTGTTTCATTGGGGAAAACAAAATACTGCAAATCAATCTGAAAGTCGTGCGGTACGAGACGCACAGCATGAGGCGTGAGAAAATGCGATTGTAAGAACTGCTTGCAGTCCGCATTCTGAATTTGCGGTTTGCAGTAAATTAAGGTAAACTCGCCCAAAGTGAAGTCATTTCTGTCCACCTGCATACGGAAACTACACGCGGCATGAACGAGCGATTTCTCCTCCATATAGCTTTCAATGATGGAACGGAGATCATAGATGCTTGCCTGTCCACCATAGGCATAAAGTGTGGTAGAGAAGATAGAATCTTCACTGCGGTTGATATAGATGGACAAGTACACGGAACTACCTTGGAAGTCGGAGATGGTGAACACATCGGGAATGGAAGAAGTGAAGCTATACCCTTGGGGATTATAATTGTACTGCATAAACGATCGGAAACTAAATAACCCTCGCAATATCGCACAAACCTCGGGTTACGGAAAAGACCGCCCTTTCGGGCGATCCTTTCTTTCAGCTTCAAGCCGTGGCATTGGCTCTCTTGCGTGTAGTGCGCTTGGCGGCAGGCTTTCTCGTGCGCTTGGGTGTGGTGGTAGGAGCGGCAGAGGCGGGCTGCATGGGAGCAGGGGCAGAACCCTCGGGGGCGGTGGCTGGCGCCTTGCTTCGTGCAATCTCGTGGCTGACGCGGCAGAGGCAATTATCGGAGATGTTCAGCCCCGTGCGCTTTTTCAGGAGGAAGGCATAGCGCATAGCCTTGTAAGGACTTTTGCAGTAGACGCGAGAAGTATTGTCACCGCTGATTGATACGACCCAGATGTGGGCTGTGGCTTCACTGATTTTGCCACTGGTGATGAGGATAAGATTGAGAGCTTTCATTTTCTTGTAAGATTTTAAGTGTGTGAACGATGTGGATTTATTGGAAGAGGTAAACTTCGATGTAAGAGATGTTGATCATGCTGTCAGCAGCAAGATTTTCAGCCATGGCGGTAGCTTCGGCATAGCTGTCAGCCTCGACTTCATATTCGGCATATTCGCCTTCTTCTCCATTAACCACCACCTGATAGATGTCGTGGGGGAAGGAAACTCTGCGCTTGCGATTGAAACCCATTGAAACAAACTCGGAATGTACAGCAGTGTGTGTCATGATAATTTATACTTTTGAAGATTTTTTACTTGAGAAGGGGCATCGGGGTGCTCCCTTGATTTTTACGTGCAATTAAGGGCATGAAGTCATTAGGCTTGGAGGACAAGGGATAGCGCAAAAAATTTTCACCCTTCACGGGCTTGGAAAAAATGAAACAACGCGCCATTTTTTCTGAAAAATTTTTGTGATAAGAGAAACGCGCCCTTGCCGCAAAGCCGCTTCATGCCAACTTTGCACAGGAAAAATAATGGGAGCACCTTGCTGCCCCTTGTAAAAAATGGACGACAGTATAAATATGACACACACTGCCCATTCCGAGTGCGTCAATGGTGTGGAAATCGTAGCAGAGGAGACGACCCCACGTCATCTATTAGGTGGTGATGGAGAAACGAAGAAGGCATGCCGGATATGCGGGGCAAGCTATGCCGGGGCTGCCGCCATCGCCAAAAATCTCTGCTGACAGCATGATGAACATCTCATCGAAACCAACCTCTTCAAATCCACATCGTTCACACACTTAAAATCTAAGAAAATGAGAGAAAGCGACCATCTTATCCTCATTACCTGTGGTAAAATCTGAGCAAAAGCCACCCACATCTGGCTCGTATCAATGAGCGGTGACAATGCTGCGAATACTGCAAAAGTCCAAGGCTATGCTCTCTGCCTTCCGACAAAGCGTACGGGGCGACCAAGAACATCTCCGATAATGCTTCTGCCGTGTCACGAGATTGCCGAAGCAAGGCGCTTGCCACCGCCCCACATCTAGCCACTGCTGCCATGTAGCCCACCTCTCCCACTCCTCCACACCCAAGCGCACGAAAAAGCCGCCATGCGCACAGCAAGAGAGCCAATGCGCACGGCGGCTGAAAGAAAGAATTGCCCGAATGGGGGGGCTTGGGAAAATGAGTTACTGCTTCTTGTACGACTGATCCAACAGAGGCAGAATCATCTTCGGGTCTTTCTTGAACTCCTTCAAAGAAATTTCATCATTCTCTATTTTCTTTATGACTTCGGGAAAATCCTTTAAGGCACATTTTAGTTCCTTCTTTATTGCAACTCGTATTCCTTTGACATCGAGCCAATAAGCATTTGCATAGGTAGCATCCTTGGTCAAGTAGTAGTACTTCCAAGTGTCGCGTGATATGGTGGAACTTTTGGTGTAAGTGTTGTCAGCAAAAGGCATCGCATAGCCTTTTACGTTCTTTCCATTGTAGAAAAGGCGCAAGAATACAGGCTTCTTGAATGGCTTCGGATTTTTGCGGAAAGGCCCAGGAATAGTAGACAAAGCCTGAACTGATTCATACACGAGAGGCATAGAATCCATTTCAAGATTGACAAATTCCACTCTTTTAACTTCCTCACTTGTGTAGGTTGTCGTTTCACCCTTGTATTCTTTACTAAAGGTAAACTTCTTGACCTCAGGAAGCATGGTGTTGTAGAAGTTTGTCATAGAGTAGCCTTCCAAAGTAGTTCCGTCCACTTTGGTTATCCTTACTCGGTAAGCTTCAGACTTATCCGCTTTTTGTGCATACGCACAGAATACGGAGAAGAATGCAACTAAGATAGCAATGACTTTGTTCATAATCATAAAAAGTTTTAGTTCGATTTCGCAAAAATAGACATATTATCTCACACCTCCCACAAATCCGCCATAAAAATCATGCTGCGGGAACTTTTCACACCCAATATACAGCGTATCAAAAGCATCTGTGCCATCGGTGCGATGCTCCAACAAGTCCTCCTCTGATTCTGGATTTTTCTCCGTGGACTTGTTTTTGCGGAAGCCATTGCGACCGCGTTCCACATCTGCCGATTGTATGGCAAGAATAAGGTCATCATTGTTCTGACGATTGAAATAAGGCATGAGCCGTTGCTTGCCTGAAAAGCCTTGATTGATGAGCAAGTACTTTTCATCATGTCGCATAGGGTTGCCAAGATACACATCTTGCACGCTCCAGCCGTGACGTTCAAACTCATGCACCACTACCCAGTGAAAGTCTTGGTCGTTCACGGCATAGTTAGAGCCAAGAGCGGTGGCATCATAGTAATAGATGACACTGTGGTTGGCATGGGGCGCATAGTACGTGCAGAAGTCTGCAATGAGCGCAGGGATTTTGCGTTCAAACTTGACGTAAAAAGATTTAAGCACATTTAAGCGATTGCCGCGAGGCTGACCGCACACAATCCAATTGATATTCGAATTATAGTCCATACCAATGCAAAGCGGAGCCATTGGGTCGAGATCCGCATCAGTGCGGCAGTCAAGAAACGAGAGTGAAGTGAGGAAAAGTAGCTCAGCGAGCGTATGGAATACCGCTCCTGCTGCGCTTCTTCAATAATGCGGTCATAGCCCAAACTATCCAAGTAGGAAAACTCCGAAGCATCATACTTGTGCCACTCCTGCATAGAAGAGTAAAAGCCATCGTGCGAGATACCAATCTCCTGGCAGAGAATAGAAGTTTGGAAAGTTTTTGGCGTAAGTGATGCCCACCACACGCGGGTCGGTGGTTGGAAAGAAAGGCTGCACCACAATCATGTGGTACGGCACCGATTGTTCATCTTCAA